GATTCTACTGGAGGCACAACTAAAATAGTTGATGTTTCTGAATTAAATTCAAACAATGGTAAAACTTGTAAAACTGTAAGACTAAATAAAATTAGTTTTAATGTTTCAGTAACAGCACCAGTTGATGCAATCAGAATGTTATGGGATGCTGACACAGATGTCGTATTTCAAACATTAGCAGGAGAGATGGAATATGATTACTCATCTTTTGGTGGCTTAAAAAACACTGAAGCTACAAACTTTACAGGAGATGTAAATGTCACTTTACCAGCTTGTTCAAATGGAGATTCAGCTACAATCGTTTGTGAATGGATTAAAGTCTACGAATCGTAGGAGTTTAAATGGCTAATACTACTTCGGGAACAACAACGTTCGATAAAACTTTTGCTATTGATGAAATAGTAGAAGACGCTTTTGAACGTATTGGATTGCAAAACGTTGCNGGTTATCAACTTAAATCTGCAAGAAGATCTCTTAATGTCCTTTTTCAAGANTGGGGCAATAGAGGTATTCATTATTGGGAAATAGCAGATACTAATATAGATTTAATTGAAGGACAATCNGACTANGATTTTTTTAGATCTAGTGATGATGGTACGAGTGCATCAACCACACCAACAAATGGTATTTATGGAATGTCCGATGTCCTTGAGTCACAATTAAGATCTAATAGAACTCAAACAACTCAAGCAGATTCTCCAATGACAAAAGTAGATAGATCAACTTATGCAGGTTTTTCTAATAAATTATCAAAAGGAACTCCTAATCAATATTGGGTAGAAAGATTTATTGATAAAGTTACAATACACGTTTATCCAACTCCCGATTCTACAAATGCATCTAAGGATATGCATATATATTATATTAAAAGAATACAAGATGTAGGAGATTATACAAATGCAACAGATGTTCCATTTAGATTTGTGCCTTGTATGATAGCAGGTTTAGCTTTTTATCTTTCACAAAAGTTTCAGCCACAGCTTACACAACANATGAAATTGTATTATGAAGATGAATTAGCAAGAGCTTTGGCAGAAGATGGTTCAGCTTCTAGCACGTACATAACACCAAAAGCATATTACCCAGGAGCATAATGCCTAAATACGCAACAGGAAAACACGCAAAAGCAATATCTGATAGATCAGGTGTTGAGTTTCCATATAGAGAAATGGTTAGAGAATGGAATGGTTCTTTTGTTCATGTATCTGAATTTGAACCAAAGCAACCACAATTAGAACCAAAACCAATGTCAGCTGATGCTGTATCTTTAAGAAATGTTAGACCAGCAAGAACAGAAACAGCTGTTCCTTACTCTTTACCTGAAAATGCTTTTGAAACATACGCTGCATCTTCAAGAGTAATTAATGTAACCGCACCTGGACATGGTTTAACAAATGGAACAACATATAGATTTAGAGGNACACCTGCATTAACTTCTGCAGGAGGAGGAACTTTTCAATATAATAATCCAGCAAGCTTTGATGGAATAACAGGAGCAAATATTGCAAAAGCGGCAGGGTATGCAATAACAACTGGTATATTTAAAGATGATGCAAGAGTTAGTACAGATTATGCAACTGCTAATTTTTTTTATTTTACAGTTGATACAGATACTGCTACAAGTGGTAATGTTAAAGGAGGAGGAGTTGGCTGTTCCGTTGGTCCAGTCACATTAGAAGCATGAGAAAAATAATTAAAAGATGGTTGTGTAAAGTACTTCACATTAAAGAATGTCAGTGTCAAAAAGAAGTAGATCCACACGAAGAATTGTATCTACATACACCAGAACCAGAGGTTCCAGCGTATAATAGAAAACTAGAAAAAATAAATAGAAAACATAAAAAAGGATCTGAATAATGGCTGGGCTAAGTTACAGCGGATTAGTTACACAAATTAGAAATTACACTGAAACAGATTCTAACGTGTTAAGCACAGATATTTTAGAGAACATAATTCTTAATGCTCAGTATAGAATTATGAGAGAAGTGCCTATAGACGCAGATAGACTTCAAAAATTAGGTAATTTTGTTGCCGGACAAGAATCAATAAATGTACCTGGTGGAGCTTTGTTTGTCAGAGGTGTTCAAGTATATGACACAGCTGGATCAGAAATTACAGGAGCCAATAGATGGTTAGAGAAAAAAGATTATACATATCTACAAGAATATCAAGATATTACAGGAACATCTGCCGCTCAAGGCCAACCTAAATACTATGCTATGTATGGTGGTGCNACAGGAGATGGAGATACTAATTCTGGACGTATAATTGTAGCTCCTGTTCCAAACACCACTTATAGATTTAGAATTCATTATAATAAAATGCCAGATACTTTGGCTTCAGATAATACTAGTAATTACATCAGTCTTAACTTTCCAAATGGGCTATTATATTGTTGTTTGTCAGAAACATATGGATTTTTAAAAGGTCCCATAGATATGTTGACTTTATACGAAAATAAATATAAACAAGAGGTACAGAAGTTTGCTAATGAGCAAGTCGGTAGAAGACGAAGAGATGACTACACTGATGGCACTGTTCGTATACCGATAACTTCAGCGAACCCGTAGGAGATAAAATATGGCAATAACATCGGCAATTTGCACAAGTTTTAAAGTAGAACTTTTAAAAGGAGTTCATGATTTTACAGCTACAACTGGTAACACTTTTAAAATAGCTTTATATACCAGCGACGCAACTTTAGGAGCAGGAACAACTGCTTATTCAACTTCAAATGAAATTACAAACTCTTCTGGAACAGCATACACTGCTGGAGGAGCAACACTTACAAGTGTAACTCCAACAAGTTCTAGTACCACAGCACTTTGTGACTTTTCAGATGTAAGTTATACTTCAGCATCTTTTACAGCTAATGGTGCATTAATATACAATGACTCAGCATCAGGTGACCCTGCTGTTTGTGCCATTGCATTTGGTGCAGATAAAACTGTAACTAGTGGAACTTTCACAATTCAATTCCCTGCGGCAGCAGCAACAACGGCAATCATTAGATTAGCATAAGGAGGAACTCCTTATGGCATCAACCTGGGGCAACAATACTTGGGGAGCCAATACTTGGCAATCTGATGAAGTAGTTGTAGAAATTACTTCACCAGGATCAATATCAGCATTAGGAACAACAGAATCATTTAACCTTGAAGGTTGGGGCAGACAATCTTGGAATAATTCTGGTTGGGGTGTAGAGTATGCTGTTGAACCAACAGGTCAATCTGTTACTTCCTCTATAGGTTCAGCCACAGGAACACCAGCAACTATAGCAGAAGTAACAGGTCTTTCTTCAAACGTTGATGCAACTTTTCCAACTGTTGATTTAGAAACTCTTATAACAGTATCTGGTTTTGGAATTACATCTTCTGTTGGAGATTTAGAAGTTTCAAACTTTGAAGGTTGGGGTAGACAAGAATGGGGTATTTCAGGTTGGGGTGTAGAATATACTGTGGAACCAACCGGATTAGAAATAAGTTCTTCTCTTGGAACTATAACAACTGTTAACACGGTAGAAGTAAGTGGTTTAGAAATTACCTCTTCTGTAGGAGAAATCACGCCTGCAGATGTAATTGGAGTAACTGGTCAATCTATAACTTCTGCAGTTGGTGATCTTTCTAATTCTGGAACTCTTGTTGGTTGGGGCAGAAATGGTTGGGGTGAAGAACCTTGGGATGCTTCAATAAATTCTCTTGTTCAATTAACTGGAGTATCTGCAACAACTAATGTTGGCTCTATTACACCTGCTGATGTAATGGGACTAACTGGAGTATCTTCAACTGCAAGTGTTGGAGACATTACACCTGCTGACGTAATAGGAATAACAGGTGTTAGTTCTACAGTTGATGTTGGTACAGTAGCTATAGTAGAAGGTATAACTTTAACTGGGGTATCAGCAACAGCATCTGTAGGAGCTATAACACCTGCAGATCAAGCAATGGGCTTAGCAAGTCAAGTTGCAACAGCAAGTGTTGGAGATGTTGTAATTTCATCAAACCCTGTAATTGTACCTACAGGTTTATCTTCAACAGTATCTGTTGGTTCTTTAACACCAGCGGATGTTATGGGATTAACTGGATTATCCTCAACAACTTCTGTAGGTGCTTTGACACCAGCAGATGTAATGGGTTTAACTGGAGTCTCATCAACTACATTTTTGGGACAAATAACAACAATACCTATTTATGGTGATGTTGACACTGGTTCAAATTCATCATATAGTACGACGTCAACAGGATCGAATAGTAGTTTTTCTGGGGTAAGCACAGGGTCAAATACGACACCAGGCGCAGTTTCCACCGGATCAAATAGTACTATTTCAAATGTTGCAACTGGATCAAATACAAGTTATAGTGACGTAGCATAGGAGAAAAATATGGCATCAACATACACACCTCTTGGTGTAGAACTTCAAGCAACTGGTGAAAACGCTGGTACATGGGGAACAAAAACTAATACTAATTTACAAATTATAGAACAAATTTCTGGTGGTTTTACACAACAAGCTGTTTCTGATTCAGGAGATACTGATTTATCTGTATCAGATGGATCGACTGGTGCAACTCTTTCACACAGAATGATTGAGTTTACAGGTACCTTAACTGGTTCAAGAAATGTAACTATACCTATTGATGTTCAAACTTTTTATTTTTTAAAAAATTCAACAAGTGGATCACAAAATGTAGTGTTCAAATATGTTTCTGGATCAGGAGATTCTGTAACAGTTGGACCTGCAGCCACTAAAATTGTATTTGCTTCTGCAAATGATGGCACAAATCCAGATATAATTGAATTACCTGCTGGTGACGTAACACTTACTGGAACACAGACTTTAACAAACAAAACTTTAACTTCACCTAAAGTTGGAACTTCTATTTTGGATACAAATGGAAACGAGCTTGCAAAAGTTACAGCTACTAGTGCTGCCGTAAATGAATTTACAATAGCAAACGCTGCTACAGGAAATGATCCAACATTATCTGCAACAGGTGGTGATTCAAATATTGACATAGCTATTAAACCAAAAGGGACTGGTGAAACTGTTTTTGGAACAGGAGCTGCATCAGCTGCTATTACATCAAGTGGTGCTTATGATTTGGTGTTAGACACAAACAGTGGAACAAACTCTTCTTCTATAACAATTACAGATGCATCTAATGGAAATATATCTTTAACTCCAAATGGAACTGGAGAGGTTGTTGTAGGATCTGGAAGCGGTAATGCAACTATAACTTCAAGTGGTGCACATGATTTAATTTTAGATACAAATTCAGGAACTAACTCAGGTACAATTACAATTACTGATGGTTCCAATGGAGATATAACTATTGCTCCAAACGGAACTGGAGTCGCTAAAGCAGTAGACGCAGGTGATGCTACTGGTGCAATTAAGATAGCAGGTAAAGAAACTATTTGGGTTCCTGCAGTTGCTATGTACCCTAATTCTACAAATGGATGTGCCGACATAGCTCAAACAGAATTATCTAATGGACCTGAACTTAAAACTTTAGACTTTGATAAAGATTCAGATGAATTTGCACAATTTGCTGTTGCTTTTCCTAAATCATGGAATGAGGGAACAGTAACTTTTCAAGCATTTTTTACAGCAAATACAACAAATACTGGAACTACAGCATGGGCTTTGCAAGGTGTTGCATTAGCAGATAATGGAGATTTAAACACTGCGTTTGGTACTGCAGTTTTACCTACAGCAAAAGCTATGAGTGGTACAGCAAACGATTTAGCAGTTACAGCAGAAAGTGGAGCAGTTACTATTGCAGGCTCACCTAGTGCAGATGAGTATGTTTTCTTTCAAATATCAAGAGACGTGTCAGCAGATAGTTTAACGGCAGATGCCAAATTATTGGGTATTAAATTATTCTTTACTACTGATGCTGCTAACGACGCATAAGGAGTAATATGGCTGGTTTTGGATATAAAACTTTAGGATTTGGTTCCGGTGGCGCTGCTGCAGGACCTTACACAGAAGCAACAGGAGGTTGCGTTGCAGANGATGGCGACTTCAAAGTTCACACATTTAACTCACCGGGAACTTTTGCAGTTTCTAACGTTGGAACTTGTTTTGGAACAGTTGACTATTTAGTAGTTGCTGGCGGCGGAACAGGTGGAGTTCGAATGGGAGGCGGAGGAGGAGCAGG